CTTCAGCGTCCTTGAAATTCCGCCCGCTCAGTTCACCCGTTTGCGGGTGTGACTTGCTGATGACGATGCGGTCAATTTCCGTGCCAAAGTCCTGGCGCAACGCGACGGGCACGCGCGTTTCCGCCATTTGAATTCCATGCGTCAACGGCGCGTCCACTTCGCCCGCAATCTGTGGCACAAGGCGATTGTACGCCGCGCCCAGCCGGTCGCCCATTTCCCTAATCATGGGTCGCCCAACCGGCGTATCGGGGGCGATGCTTTCGCCGATAGGCTCTAGCGCGGCATTGATGCGGTTCAAGTTGAACACTTCGCGCGACGTCTGTTGCGCCTGGCGGATGGGCGCGCCCGCGATGGGGAACCCGGCCTCCACATCTTCTTTAGTCTTCATCAGGCGACCGAGCATGTTGCCGCCTTCGCCCACAAGGTGGGGGTCTTCCGACGCCACGGCTTCGCCGATTGTGGGTCGCTCACCTTGGGCAATGCGTCCAGCCATATGCTCGGACACCCACGGCGCGATGGTGTTGGCGACGCCGCGAACAGCGCCCTCAACCACGGGCCCGGCGATAGCGCCGCCGATAGCGCCCGAAACAGCGCCCTGACCCATTGGCTTGTCTTCGCCCGCCGCCTCGATAGCGCCCAAAGGCGCGCCTATGCCCGCGCCTGTCGCCGCCGCCCCACCGACCCAACCGGCGGCGGTTTGACGCAGTCGCCCAAGGGCGTTGCCAGCCATTCTCATGCCAGCGCCAACGACTGGCGTTGCTTCCAGGTAGGGCGTTGCCGCCATTATGCCAGCAGCGCCGCCGGCGACGTTGCCGGCGAAACTGGCGTATGGATGCTCGCTTTTGTACTGTTCTTGACGCTCGCGTTCAGACATGGCCGTCTCGGCGACAGACGAGCCCGTGCGCAGGCTTTCCAGCGCGCCGATGGCCTTCGGTTCCCAACCGAACATTGCGCCGCCCACGACGCTGCGCACGGCTCCAGCGCCAGGCAGTTCCGGCTTGTTGGACTTCTCGTCAACCAGGGTTTGCCGTTCCTTGGCCGCGCCCGCAAGCTGGTCAGGCATAACCCATTCACCGCGCGGGCCCTCGTAGTGCTCCGGAGCGTCGCCGATGGCTTCGACGCGCTTGAACAGCCCTACCGCCTCTTTCGATGGCGGCTCGGTTGCGGCGCTTGCGCTCTGCGCTTTGGGCGCGTCAGCGAAAGCCGCCCAAGGGTCGTGGGCTGCGGCTGGCGGCGCGTCGGCGAAAGCCGCCCAAGGATCGTCAGCCATTACGGGGCAACCTTTCTGCGACCGTCAGGCGTCACGAAAATGGTTCCAGATGGGAGTTTGGCCACGTCAGCCGGGTTACTCACGGTGACCGGGCCGCTGCTCACCCCAGCGCCTGGCGCGTTCGCCGCCGCCGCCGCTTCTGGCGTTCCTGGCGCGGGCGCCGCGCCCGCCGGTTGGATACTGTTTTCGACCTTTCTTGTGCTCTCAGTCCGAGCATTGCGAATAACGTCACTTCTCTGAATTTGACCTACTTCAGGCGCTTTGATGATTTCGCCAACCAGCTTTTTGACGTTAAGCAAGATTTTCGTTGCAGCTTCGGCTGTTGGCGCGTGTTGGGCGTCAACAACCAACGCCTTTAAGTTGTTGCGTTCGCCTTCGGTTACAGCACCTTGACCTTGTGTGTACAATCTTTCAATTTCAGACTGCGCGCTTTCAAGCGCCCCTCTGATTTTTCCAAAAGTAACAGGCGTTGCAACATCTTTGGGGTACATCGAGCCGCGCCATTTCTGGAACTCCGGATTGCCATGCACAGCGCCCACAACGCTATCTGCGCCGGGTTCAGCCAAAGCCAGAAGACCCTCGTCTAAATGCCCAAGCGCAGCGCTGGCAATGGTGGCGCGAACATCGCCAATATTGGCTTGTTTTTTTCCGCCCTCTTTTGCCCGAGCCAAATCATATTGGTGATCAACGTCTTGTTGTAATTTCCTGGTATTAGCAGTAGTCCCTTCTACTGTTCCGGGTATCGCTTCGGTTGCGTTGCCGTTTTCGTCGGTTTTGTATCCGGCGACGTGCATTCCTTGTTTTTGCTTTAGGCCGTAAGCTTCCATGGCGATACTACGCGCCATAGTCTTGCCGGGGTTCGCCTTTTCCCAATCTTCTTTAATCGCTGTAATTTCGCGCTCCGAACCCGTGGACTTCGTTTTATTTTCAGCGGTCGCTAATTCTTCTGGCGCAGCACTAGCGCCTGTTTTGAGGCTCGGGTCATCGGGCGAAAACGTCGCAGGGTTGGCTTGCATCGTTTTGGGGTTGAGCGACACCGTTCCCGGCGTCGCGCCCTCAACTCGGCGCACGCCGCCTTCGCCCGCGAATTTCATATCAGCGGCACGCTGGGCAATCAGCGAATTGTTGTATTCTTGAACCTTTCCAGCCACGCCCAAGGCTATTTTCGGCCCGGTTTTGAAGTCGCGAAAGCCCTCGATTTCAACCCGCTGGGCGGCTGTCGTGGCCTGTTGCTCCAATAGGCTGATAGTTTTGTCCCACAATTCCGGCGTCAGGTCTGGGTGTTCGGCCACAGCGCCGAGCTTGGCTTGCGTGGCGTTGGTCTGTTGAAGTTGCGCCGTGGTCAGCTTCTGCGCCGCGTCCATGTAGCCGTTTTCCATATGGAGTCTTGCGGCGCCCGCAACATCCCCCTTGGCAGCAAGTTGACCGGCTGTGGTGTTGATGCGAAGCTGTTTGATCACCTGCGCCTTATCGATCTTACCGGCCTGGTTGTAAATGTCTTCAGCGCCTTGCAAATCCCGGTTGGCCACGGCCTGGCCAGCAGCCGCTTCGGTTGCTTGATCATCCTGGCCCTGGCGCAACTTGGTCAGCGCCGACGCGTTGGTTATCGCGCTGGAGGCCTGCGCGCCGTAATCCATCTGGGTAGGGTTCGCGAGTAGGGAATTGATGTCCGCCATGGTTTAAGCCGCCGCGTTCGCGCCGTTCCCCTTGTTCAGATAGTTTTGCATCATGGTGTAGTTCATGTAGTTGTTGGCCGCGCCTGACGCCGCGTTGCCCATGCCCATATATCCCGCGCCCGTAGCGTTGCCCGCCGCCTGTGTCGCCTGACCAGCGTTCGCCGCCGCCTGCGTGCCCGCGCCGGTCAGCGCGCCCGCCATGCCCGCCAGGACGCTGCCGCCCTGCAAACCCTGATTGGAAAGGTTGCTCAGATTGCTGAGGTTGGTTTGATAATCCTGGTTGTAGAGCGCAGCATTCTGGTTGTACAGGTCATTCAAGACGTTGCCGCTGACGCCAGTTCCAGCCTTGCCAGCCGCCGCCATCGTTGACGCGCCAGTGTTTTGGATCATCTGTTGAAGATATGGGCTGGACTGGTAAGCCTTCATCGCAGCAGCTTGGGCGTCAGGCCCATTGGCGCCGGTCAGGTCACCATACAAATTGTTCGCTGACGTTCCCTGACTGATATAAGGCTTTATGAGACCGCTGTTTTCCTCATAAATCTTCTTATTCTGGTTGTACATATCCATTTGCATCTGCGCGGACTGTTTAGCCGCGTCAGCAGACGCTTGTGAACCAAAATAAGAGCTGGCGGCGCCCGCAACTGCCGCCGCCGCCAAGATGATAGGCATTAAAGCGCCCTCCCGTAAATCGTATAAACCTTCTCATAACCCGCTCTGACAACCAGCTTTTTAACGCGGTCGTCAGATGAATGGATCAGCATTTTGACAGCGCCGCGCTCTTTAGCTGCGCGTTCCGCCGCTCGTCTTAATTCCGTTCCGTATTTGCTCGCATACCAGTGGTGTTCGATACACACGCGCCCGTGAAGCGTCGGTTCAAAAGCGATGCGACCAACGAAAAACCCCACGAGCGCGCCGTCATCCTCCGCAACCAGGGTGAATGATGTCTCGGACGCCAGATGCAGCGCCGCCTCGTCACTCCAGTGGGTTTCGTCAATGCTGTCATCGTTGGCGCAGAGCTTAAACAGCGCCGCAATCCCGTCAATGTCGTAATGCGTCGCCAAGCGTATCATGACAGGTTCAGCCCTATGACATAACCACGAAAATTCAGACCGCCGTCATTCGATGTCAGCAAAAAAGTGTCTTTCTTGCCAGACCCTGACGTTATCACGGGCGCGATCCCAGAAGGCCAGATCGTTGCGCCAGGCCAAGCCGTAATGTTGAACGCGCCGCCGTTCTCAACCTCCAACAACAGCCGCCCAAGGCTTCCGGCCGCAGGCCAGTTCACCAGGGCGAAACTGGTCACGGTCGCGCCCAAGGCCAGCTTAACGTCACCTCCAGCGCTCATGTCGATAGCCAGAGCCGCGCCAGCCGTCACGGTCTGCGTTCCATAGAAATTCAGGCCAACCTGAACATCGTTGAAGAACCTGTCCCACAAAAGCGTCAGCATGCCTGTCGCCTGGTCAACAATGGATTTGCTCTGTGGTCTGAGGATCATCAGGTGTTCACTTTCCGGCCGGTGATTGAGGCTTGGATGACGCCCCTCAAAACCGACGAAGACGCCTTGAAGCGCCATATACGCCCCTTGTTGGTCATCCTACCCCATCTGTTGGTACGAACATAGCGACTGACTTCGCCAGTTCCACCAAGGCGGATTGTGCGTTCGCCTTTGAAGCTGCGCCCACCGTCATCGCTGTAATCAATCATCAATAGAGGATCGATATCAGAAGAAACACCTGACGACAACCCAACACCCGTGATGCAATCTACGTCGAGCTGATCAACAACGACGCCATCGGGAAAGCTGTTGCTGTTTGGGCACCACAACTCAACAGTAAATTCACGCCCGTCATCGTTGTTTTTCGTAGGGTCTAACTTGTAGAGAATACCATTTTCACCCGATGAACAGATATAGTTTGCGTCAAATACTAAGGCGTCGTTAACAATCCAGTGGTCAAGACCACCTGTTTTGCGCTGAAACCAACGCTGCATGGAAATGTCATAAATCCAAGTCCAACTCGTAGAACGGAGTTGATAACACTTGTGGCCCTCCCAGTTGATTATAGAGCCGATAATCGTCATGCGGTCAGCCGCGCTTAGCCCAGCTATCGCCCGGTCAACGGTGTGCGTGCTGATGCGCTGCGCGTTGCCGTCAACGCCGTTGCGGACGACGCCGCTGTGGTCAACCCAGAAAATCCCGTGTTCGCTGTCGGCGATCGAGAATTTGGCCAGAAGGCCAAGGGGGAAATATTGCTGGACTGGAGCGAACGCGAAAGGCGTCGTGCCAGCGTTTTGCCACACCTCGGTGGATTTGGATTTGAAGATGTAGAGAAAGCCCACATGGGCCCATACGCGCACGATGGCGTCACTCGTGGACGCCGCGTAGGCGTACATAAGCGAGTTTATCCCACTCGCCTGATCAATGGGAGGCGTGTGGATGATTTTGCCAACGTCTGTGCCAAAGACGAAATAACCGCCTGTGTAGCAGACGCTGTTAGGGCTTGTCAGGTTGGCTTCGCTGACGCCCTGGTCCGTCACGACGCCGTTAATCAGCGTGTAATATTTGTTGCTGTCGTTGCATATGGCGATGGCTGGATTGGTCGGGTTCATGTTGCGCGCCATGGTCAGCCGCCCGGAACCGACCATGCCCGCTAAAACCGTGCTGACGCCGCTCGTGTTGAACTGGACGACAGCGCCGCCCAGAACCGCAATCAGCTGGCTGTCGTTCAGCAGAATCATCCCACGCTCTGCGCCGGTGAACGTTTCCTGTGACCAGCGCGTCAGGCCTGGCGCTGCGTACGTGACGAAGGCGGACTTGCCATCCTTGTCAGCGCCCTGCATTTCGGCATAGGCGTTCACTAGACGCGTGTTGGCTTCCTGGCCATCCTTGCCGATGGTGCTTTCCGTTGGCAACCGCAGGGGGAATTGCGCCATGATTAAGCCCTCGGTCTATAGGCTGGCATAAAGCTTACGAAGTCCGGGCGGTCAAACGCCTTGGCCGCGCGCAACAGCAGCGCCGCTTCCTTCTCAATCCGCCCAGCACTTTCGCCCTCGGAACCGTAAGCGGCCAAGAGCCGCGCCGCAAGGTTCATGCCAACTGTGTCAAGCCACTCGGTTGGGATGTCAACGTCGTCATCAAGCGTTTGACAGACTTGAAAACGTCTCTGATAACTGTATCTGATGGTTTCAGTCGTTACAACTTGAGGAACTGGCCAGACGAAAAGCACTTGATACGTTGATTGTGGATTGAAATACCACTGTGTTGGAACGCCCGCAGAGCTTTTATTCGGAAGCGTTTCATATTGTGTGCGCGACATTTTGACCATGGGCAAATCGTGGCCGTCTGCGTAGCGATATCTCACTTCTTTGATGCGCAACGGGTTGTCGACCGTGAGGGAATAGTCGCCCTGGCCAGCGACAAGCGCCGTACTTCCATCCCCCGTACGCCACAGGTGAGGTCCTTTGACTTCCCAACCCTTGACCATGACATTTAGCTTACGTAGGATTGGCGCAAGCTCGGTGATGTCGGTTTCCTGGCCAATCGGAACAGCGTTCAACTCGCCAAGGGCGAATTCAATCACCTCGCGCGCCGTCATGGTCAAAGTCGATACGCCCGAAGTGGTCATTTCACCCTCAAAAAATCAAAATTGCCGCGCATGTCGTGTCAGCGATGTCATAGGTGATGACGATAAAACCCTGCCCGCCCGCGCCGCCCGCGCCGCTCGCCGTTCCGCCGCCGCCGCCGCCCAGACCAGGCGTCGCGGCGACGCCCACGCCCGAACCGCCCGAACCGCCTGAAGGACCAACCCCACCGCCGTAAATATCATAATTCGCGCCCGCCTTGCCAGTGGTGGTTGCGCCCGTTCCGCCGCCGCCGCCGTTCGTCCCTGGATAGCCTGGCGCGCCGCCGCCCGTTCCCAAGACGTTGTTGCCGCCGTGGCCGTTCACGTCACCCGCTGAACCACCGTCAGCGCCGCCGCCGCCAAAGCGCGCGGTTGACACAGAACCGTTTCCGCCGGCGCCATGCGGTCCAGCGCAGCCGCCGCCGCCGCCACCGTTCATATAGCCAGAAGGGACTGTTGAGCCGTTGCCGCCGTTGCGCTTCAGGTCGCCGACACCGCCCGACGCCTGACCACCCGTTCCGCCCGTTCCAGCGGCTGACGCGCCGCCGCCCTTCGCCCCGCACGAGCTGGTCGCCAGGGTCGACCCGTTGAACCAACTGTCGCCGCCCGTCACGCCTGTTGCGCCGATGTTGTAATGAGCCGAGCCGCCGATGGCCAGGGCGACGTTCGCCGTTCTGGAAAACGCGCCGCCGCCTCCGCCGCCTCCGCCAACCGATCCTGACGGCGCGTGGCCGTATGAACCTGCGGCGTAAACGTCAACGGTGTTGGTCACCGTCCAATCGAGAGGGGTTGGCCAGTCGCCCGCGCCAGCGGTTGACAGGACGACAGTTTTTGTAGCCATGGCCAACCCCTCTTTTCAGATTACACTGCTATTTCGGCCCAAATCACCGACGCCTGAATGACGTGCGACGTTCCGGTTGCCGTGGAACACAACGCGCCCCACGATCCTGGAGGAATGATAATGTCGCCGCCGCGATCTTCGTAAGAAGGCGCGTTCATGCCACCCTGACCGGTCATGGCCACGGCGGAGATTCCAGCCGCATGGAAGGCGAGCGAGCCAGCAAGCGAACTCGTGGTCACCACGTTGGAATAGACCGCCGCAATGGAGCCGCTGGGCGACTGACCGAACCGACCAGACACGACAGTGGACAGAGCGGCGGCTGTCGCCGTCACGGTTCCCCAGTTCCACACAATCGGTCCACCGGGTGTTCCGGACACGCCCGAAATGCTGTGCTTCAGGACAACCAGGTCTTTGCCGCTGTTGGCGGGGTTCCACAACGCAATGATGGGCGTCCCAGTGTTGGCCGCAAGCGGGCTGTTGTGGGTCGCGGCAATGGTGACAGCAGCCGTTGAAAAGCCAAACAACAGGCCGCGCTTGGTCAGCGAATAATAACGTCCGTGAAGCTCTGACACGTACATTTCGCCAGCGCGCCCAAGCGACGTGTTGACTTGTGCGCCATCCTGAAGGGCCTGAAGCCCAACCTGACCTTGAATAAGCATTCATGCTCTCCTGGTGTTAAAGGTCGCCTTGATTAAGGCTTTCCCTCATATCATCCAAGTCGTCTTGGATGTTTGCAATGTTTGCTAACAGAATATTTGTCAAACGTTGCTCTGAAAGCATCTGTCTAACCAAGTCTTCTATCAGTAAATTACGCGTATTGACGCCAACGCCTAACGCCGCAGTCAACAAATCGTTCGCGCTGTCGTTCCCCTCGTCAAGAATGAACTGAAGCGTGTCATTTACGCCCATTCCGACTGTGCTGTAATCCAGGGTGAGCGTCGTCCCTGAAAAAGCGCCGCCATACCCTGTTATTCCGACCGCATAGATGCTTTGCTTTGCCGTCAAATTGACAATGGCGAATAATGTAGACCACACAAAACCAGGCGTGAGCGCAAAATTGATGGTTTTATTAGTCGGATTGAACACACATTTGAGGGGCGCTGTATATTTCATAACATCATCCGTAAATTAGCGCCATCATGACTGCGGTTAAACCCAGGGCTTGCGCTTGTGTGCTTGAAACCCAATGAGCGCCATCGCCCGTGATGACATTGCCCACCGTGGGCGTCAACGCAGACAGGTCGATAAGCTGTTGCGTGTATGGAATATAGCTCAATCCAACCCACGACGAACCATTATAGGTGTAAAGTGCATTATCCGCCACTGAGAACGCAGTCCAGCCAATGCGGGGAAAATCAAGCGTCCAAGTCGCGCCGTTCGTGGTGTAAATCGCTATGAAATTGTCGTAACCCGTCCACACGCCTGTTGCGCCCACGGCAACAATGTATTTGTCGCCGTCGGCCGGGAAACCGGGCGGCGCTGTGTGCGTTCTGTCCGTGACGTTCAGCTGTATCGCCCGGTCGATGGCTGTCAGCGCCTGATTTATCGTTACGTCTTTTTGATCCTGACCGCCGTAGAGCAGCGGAAAGTTAAAATTGGGCGTGTTGGTCATACTGTCGCCTCCCTACCGATTCCGCGCCCTATGATCTGGTCAACCTGATAAACGCGAACGGTTATCCGCGCCTGTGGCGCGCCAAAGTCCGTTGTCTGCAACGCCGCTGAATAGGCGACTTGCGCCGCGCCCGTAACGCGCAAGGTGCGGACGACCGCGCCGCCTGGCGCGGTCAAAACATCCAACTCGTAACGCTCGTCAATGCTGTCGAGCGGAACCGCCCAATCGAATTCCTGCAACGCAGGAAGGCGCGACCTGCGAACCCAGCTGAACGTCACGGCATTGCCGACGCGCGCCGCCGCAATGCTGACAGGACTGAACAACTTAGCGCCAACACCGAGATAGGTGCGCATGAACAGGTCATTCGACGGACTGGCCTGACCGATAAACGCAAACGGTGAACCCGCGCTCGCGCCCATGCCAAGCTCGGTTCCGTAGCGCGCCCGCAACAGATGTGTGAGGCTGTACGTGCTTGGCGCTATCAGACTGGCGACCGTGTATTGCAACACCTCCCAACCGTTCGCGCCCTGAACGGCCACGATGTTCGCTCCGTTCAGGACGCCCAGCTCTGTGGTTGACGGCAAAGCGCCGCTGACCAACTGGACGGTGAACGTGTTGACATCGTCAAACAGGTCTTCAGGGCCAGCCGCCAACGTCGCCGTCGTCAAGCCTTGGATGATGGCCGGAAGGGTAAACTTGTCCGCAGGTTCGGGAGAGATGAGCGAAGCGGCCTGATGATCCAGAACGCCGCGCAGCATATCCTGCGGATGACGCTCTTCATAACAGGCGTTGCAGACCTTAAGCTGATCCCATTCAACTTTGATCTGTTCTACTTTAACCTTTTTGCCACATCTCTGACACCAGACATTATTCGACCCTGGTTTGAAATAAGAGCCTGAGTATTTGGCGCGAAGGTTGCTCATGTTATCCTACGTTCCAAGCCGCGCCAGTAGAGTACACAGGGACAGGGACAGCGCCGCCGCCGGTTACAGCCGAACCAAAGACAGGCGTCAGGGCGTCCGTTACAAAGGCGCGCGCGCCAACACCAGATGTAGCGGCGCTAGGAAGGGCGCTCACTATATATGTGGTGTGAAGCGTGGCCCCGCGCAGTCTGGTAGACACGATAGACGCGTTGCCGATAGCCACTGTATTAGCGCCGTCGCCTGTGGTGGCGTAACCGATAACAATTTCGTTCGCTTCGCCATCGGCTTTAGGATAGGTGTTTGCGCCAATGAAAACGCTTGTGTTTCCAGTAATGTTTTGCGTTGCGCCGCCAGTGATAAACTTGCCAGCGGCGTAACCAAGCGCAGTATTGTTAGCCGCAGATGTAGTGTAGCGGAGTGAGTCAAAGCCTATAGAGGTGTTGTTAGCGCCAGTGGCGGCTTGAAGAGCTTGAAAACCAATGCCGACATTAGATGAGCCGCTAATGTTGGTCTCTAAGGTATGAATACCCAAGGCGACATTATAAAGTCCGTCCACATTCGCCGTCAGGGCATAACCGCCAATGCCTATATTATAATTGGCGGTATTAGCAGTCAATGCAGAATTGCCAATACCTATATTGAAATAGCCCGCTGTATTGGCAAACAGAGCAGAAACGCCAATGGCCAGATTACTATTGCCTGTGATGTTTGAATGCAGAGCATTAGCGCCTATAGCTGTATTGCTATTGGCCGTAGTGTTGGCCTGTAGCGCAAAGCTTCCTATTCCGATATTGTAATCGGATGTGTTATTCTGTAGCGCAAAAGCGCCAATGCCGATGTTGTGAATGCCAATGAGGTTGGAGTATAGCGCGCTACTCCCCACGGCCACGTTATACGTTCCTGTAGTGTTGGAAAATAGAGAAACGTCACCAAGGGCCACATTATAAGCAGCGGTTGTATTGGCCTGTAGAGCAGATGCACCAATGCCTACGTTGTGTGTTCCGGTTGTGTTGGCGTTCATGGCGTTAAGGCCAAGCGCCACGTTCTCATACCCGGTTGTATTGTTGGCGAGTGAGTTAGTCCCGACAGCTACATTGTAGTGGCCAGTTGTGTTGGCGCTTAGCGCATAACTGCCAATGCCGACGTTGTATGAGCCAAAGTAACTAGCGCCCCCACCGGGAGACATTGTGAAGTTGCCGGCACCATTGCCCACGAATAGATTATATCCCGCGCTCGTGGCGTCTTTATAAGTGTGGATTAACCTAATGGAACTTTGGTTGATAACCCCAGAACTCGCCGAAGTTGTAACAGGAAGCTCTATACCTATAGCCGTGGCCTTGGCTAGAGCAGGGTCTGTTCCGTCCCAAGTGACGGTTGTTGTATCTGTTAACTCTCTGCTCATAGCGTAACGACCCCGTCTGTTAGCTTGTTGGCGCTGTCACAGCGATGTAGTGAATAGTCGTCCGCACCTGCCCTGTTGCGCCCGCTGGCGTTCCGTTCGGCGTGATGACGACGCCCGCCGCTGTGGCGTTGTAATACGCGCCAGCCTTGGTTCCCACGTCAGTTGAACCTGCAGCCACGTTGACCGCCGCCGTACTGTAGCGCGCCGCAGACCCTGCGTCGCCCACGGTGAACGTGGTGGCGGTTGGGATGACGGTCACCACGCGCACGGACACGCCCAAGATGATTGCAGCCGCTGGAAGCTGTATGCCGGTCGTTGTGGTCGCCGCCGCTGCAATGGTGGTCAGTTCGGTGACAGACTTAACCTGAAGCATCTGGCCATTGGCGCAGCTGACGCTTTCCAGGTTGGCGTCGAAGACGCTTGGAACGTTGCCCGAGCTGATAGTGATGGCGTCGGTCGCGCCCGCGTTGGCCACGATATGAATTGCGTGGGCGTCCTGCGTTCCCAACACCAGGTCGCCGCTGATGCAGCTCAGATAGGTGCTATTGGCGAGATTCAGCGATCCTGAACCCGTGAAGCCACTGGAATTGATGCCAAACGCGCCATAATAGGCAAGATCGGTTCCCAGGTCGTTGCTGACGATTACGTTAGCGCTGGCTGTGGCCTGCGCGTTTGAGTTGCTGACGATAAGCTGGGAGTAGCTGTTCACGCCCACGTTAAAGGACGCGAAGTTGCCAGTGGCGTTATAAGGAAGCGAGCCGTAGCTGAACGCGCCCGCAGCCAGTGGTGAGGCAAGCGAGCCGTTGGCGACCACCATGCTGGCTGTGACAGTCAAGCTTGTAAAATTTCCTGTGGCGTCGGCTGACGCAACATTAGATGTTGAACCGTCCCAGGTGATGGTTTGTGTATTTGCGAGTTCTCTAGACATTTTGTCTCACCTTAGAGGGTTACAGTGTCGCCAAGCAAAGTAATGCGTTGGTCATTCAGGGTTACAAAATTCGGTCCGTAATTGACGCTGTTGGATACATTAGTGTTTGTGTACTTTTTACGGAACCAAAGGACTATTTCATAACCGCCGTCTAACTGTGGGTCACCCCAGTTCTCAGTTATGAGCAACACGTTGCCGGTTTTGCCGATTGCATTGTTCTGAATTCCACCGAACTTCCTAAAGTTCTGTTTGTTGGCGAAATTCATAGGAAAGCGCCACAAGACTTGATTGTCGGTCTGGTCTGCGGCCTCCCAGATGAGGTTAAACGATGCGTTAACGGTGGAAGCCTGAAGTTGCAGCAAGCTCAGTGACGTACATTCTCTGTACTGCCACTGAGACAACGCTGCAACTCCAACCTTTTCCGTTAGTATCTCCGCATCGCCAGCCTGTAGAGAGGCGGAAAGCCGCACGACAAAGTTGCGCGGTCCGTCTTCTAACACTTGTGTGGCTGACGTGATGGTCATATTAGGTTGTTCCTAATGCTGTGGTGACAGCGCGCAGAGCGCCGTATGTGGTGTGGAAGACTACGCCGCTTGCGCTGGTTTCCGACGCAGTTGCGCCAGCCATGACACACTGATTGAGCAGCAAGCCGCCGCCAGCCGAACCACTGACGGAAAAGCCCTGCGTCATGGTGGTTGCGCCCACGGCGTTCAGGAAATGGCAATGCTCGAACTGGGAATAACCCAACAGCGACGTAGCGCCCGCCGTAATGAAGGTATGAGCGGCTGCGCCCGCCTGCGTCACGAACAGACAGTTACGGAAGGTGTTGCGCCCGGCTGACGTTTCGCAAAACAGCTCATAGCAGGCAGTCGAGCGGCTGACGGTGTCCAGTCCGATAATGCAGTTTTCAAAGAGGTTGTCCGAACCGCCCGACAGCTTCAGGCTGAACTGTGTCGCCGCGTTCGCCGCAACGTTGCCGACGCCAGCGAAGTGGCAATTCTTGAAGACGTTTTGCGAACCGGTGACCTTGACAGCGCCCACGGCGGTTGGGCCTGCGTGGTCGTTGATGAACTGGAGATTTTCAAACCGGCAGTTGCTGGCGCTGACCAGGACTAGCGGCGCAAGGCTGGCGGCGGTCGCGGTCGCCAAGGCATGGATGCCTGAACGAT